TTAAATTCTATTAAATATTAAACACATAAAATGAAGAAAAAAGAAATAAAACCAATAGAAGATATTAAAGTAGTCGCCGGAGGCAAGGAATACAAATTAGACGATCCAGCAGTTTTAGGAACAAAACCAATCAGACTATCCCGAAGTCATCCAATCCAAGCAATCAATATGTTTCTCCCACCCGGAGTATCCAGATTTTATGTCCAAAGATTAAACAAAAACGAGATCCGATTTCTAATTAGAACTGATGAGGTAGAGCGACTGGCAGATAAAGCCGAAGAGATGATGGGTAAAAAGAAAAAGAAAGTAGCTAAAGCAGTTGAAGCAGTCAAAGATGAAACAAAAACAATACCCGAAGCGTAGTTACCATCCTTGTTCTGATCGTTTTCAAAGTAATGAGATCTTTGAGGATGTCTGGCTAGATGGATTTGACCGTGCTAAATATGTCCTAGAGCAAATGAAACAAAAGGAACATCGTGATATATTGGAAAGAGATAGATTAAAAGTTAAATGAGACGGCCTTAAGCCAAACCTCTATGACAAACGAAAAAGAATATAAAAAGGTGTCCGAGTTACGTGTTTGGGATAAAAACCCACGAGGAATTAAGAAAAAAGACTTTGAGCGATTAAAGAAACAGATTGTAGACTTGGGGGCTTATAAACCACTTCTAGCAACTGATGATGGTATTGTAATTGGCGGTAATATGAGACTCCGGGCTTTGATGGATCTTGGTGTGACTAATGTTTGGGTAAATACGATTACTTTTTTTGAAGAGGATAAAAAGTGGAGGGCTAAAATTAACGGAGAGGTTGCACCGAAGATATTTGAGTCTAAGGAACAGGCAATGCTTGAGTACGCTCTCTCTGATAATGACCGAGCTGGTTACTGGGAGGATGAGTCTTTGGCTTCCATTCTTTTAAATAATCCGGGCATTAATTTGGATGAATTTAAAGTTGATTTAGGAGAACCTCTTGGATTAAAGGACGTGATTGAGCGGTTTGCTCCTGATTTGATTACTGAGGATGAAGCACCTGATGTTTCTGATGGTGAGGCGGTGTCTAAGGTGGGAGAAATCTACCAACTGGGTGATCATCGGGTAATCTGTGGCGATTCTACTAAAGTCGAGGTCATTGAAGCTCTAATGGCCGGGGAGAAAGCCAATTGTGTCTTTACTGATCCGCCCTACAATGTAAATTACGGAAACACGATGAAAGATGCTCTACGCCATAAGGTTTCGGGTGCTAATGCTGGAAAAACGATAATGAATGACCACTTTGATGATCACGAGGGATTTTATAACTTTTTAAGGGATTCTTTGACTGCGATGCAACCTTTTGTCGCTGGGGATATTTATATCTGTATGTCCTCATCTGAATTGCACACTTTACAGAAAGCCTTTCTTGAGGCCGGGGGGCATTGGTCTACCTTTATCATTTGGGTTAAGAACACATTTACTATTGGTCGCTCTAATTATCAGCGACAGTACGAGCCTATTTTATACGGATGGTTTGAGAAAACTAGTCACTATTGGTCGGGAGTCCGCAATCTCTCTGATGTTTATAAGGACGAAATAAGACAGGACGCTGATGGATCTAAATGGCTAAAGGTAGAAGCTGGGGTGGAGACTGATATCTGGGAATACAATAAACCCTCTAAATCTAAGGAGCATCCTACGATGAAGCCTATTGGTCTTTGTGCTAGGGGGATAAAAAACTCTACAAAATATGGCGAGATAGTCTCGGATTCATTTGGTGGCTCTGGATCTACGTTGATTGCCTGTGAACAGTTGCATCGGAAGTGCCGGATGGTCGAGCTTGATCCGAAATACGTTGACGTTATTAGAAAACGCTACGCCAAGTTTATTGGTGAGGAGAATTGGGAGGAGGCAACGCCTAAGATATGAAAATATTAAATTTATATGCTGGTATTGGTGGGAACAGAAAGTTATGGAGTGACGAGCATCAAATTACAGCAGTTGAACTTGATGAAAATATAGCCAAGATATATAAAGACTTCTTCCCAAATGATGAAGTAATAGTCGCTGATGCCCATCAATATCTTTTAGACCATTATAAAGAGTTTGATTTTATTTGGAGTAATCCACCCTGTCCAAGTCATTCAAGATTAAGAAAAGGATTTTCAATGGCAAATGGTGCAAAAGCAGTATATCCAGATATGAAACTTTACGAAGAAATATTCTTTTTACAGGGTTATTTTAAGGGAAAATATTGTGTTGAAAATGTTAAAAGTTGGTATGAACCTTTAATTATTCCCCAAACATTAAGTAGGCATTGGTATTGGAGTAATATTCAAATACCGGATAAAAAAATTACCAAAGGAAAAATAAACTTGACTGGTGGTTGGGAAAAACAAAATGATGAAATGCAGGTTAAACAATTAGAACAAGATTTGGGTTTTAACTTGTCTAACTATAATATTTCTTTTTCAAAGAAAAGAAGATTTTTAAGAAACTGTGTTGAACCAGAACTAGGATTACATATTATTAACCAACTATGAAAAAAGTAAGACTAGAATCAGTAGATCTAAAGAATAAGTATTTAGGTGGTAGACCTACTGTAATGACCGAGTCGGTTCTCGGAAAATTAAAGGAAGCTTTTATGATCGGTTGCACTGATACTGAAGCCTGTCTTTACGCTGACATAAATCCTGACACCCTTTATGATTATCAAAAGAAGAACGAATGGTTTTCCGAGCTAAAAAAGCAATGGAAAGAAAACCCCGTACTTAAAGCAAGAACTACTGTTTATAAGAACTTGGACGATAAGGAAACGGCTATGAAATACTTGGAGAGAAAGAAAAAGGACGAGTTCTCTTTGAGGAGTGAAGTAACCGGGGCTGATGGAGAAGCTGTGGCTGTGTTTAATTTTAACCCACCAAAAGATGCCAATAACAGTGAACATAAACCCACAACCTAAGCAGTACGCTTGTTATCAGTATCTCTTTGATGACATTACTCGCTTTATCGGCTTTGGTGGTGGAGCTGGGGGTGGAAAGAGTTGGCTTGGGTGTGAATGGCTTTTATGGAATTGCTATAAATATCCCGGCTCTAAGTGGTTTATTGGCCGGAAGGAATTAAAACGGTTGATGGGTTCTACTTATATTACTTGGATTAAGATGCGCAGTTTTCATAAAATACCGAGGACTGATTGGGTTCTAAATTCTAAATATAACTATATTGAGTTTGTTACCGGGGCTGCTAAGGGTTCACGCATTGATTTGCTTGATGTTGATTTTAAACCGAGCGATCCAATGTTTGAGAGGTTTGGTTCTCTTGAATACACCGGGGGATGGGGTGAGGAGGTTGGTGAGTGGCATTTTCTTGCTTTTGATGTTTTAAAGTCACGTATTGGCCGATGGCGGAATCTTGAGTTTGGATTGGTTGTGCCTAAGTTTTTATTAACGTTTAATCCGACTAAAAACTGGCTGTATCGTATCTTTTATAAGCCTTGGAGGGACAAATCACTTCCTATTGGTTATTCCTTTACTCAATCTTTATTTATGGACAATAAGTTTACGGCCGAGGAGTATGGAAAGTCATTAAACGAGATCACTGATATGGTAACTAAGTCTCGGCTTCGGGATGGTATTTGGGAGTATGACGATGAGGATACGGTTTTAATTTCTTTTGATTCAATCATTGATATGTTTACTGCTACTCCCGAATATTCCACAGATTTGTATTTGACCTGTGATGTAGCTCGGTTTGGCTCTGATCGTATCGTGTACGGCCTCTGGCGTGGTTGGGATTTAACCGATATCACTACCAAACAGCATCAAGGCATTGATCAGACCATTACTGACCTTAGAACTCTAATGGGAGAGCATCGGATACCTTATTCCCACTGTGTGGTGGACGAGGACGGTGTTGGGGGTGGGGTGGTTGATCATTTAAAGGGTATCAAGGGTTTTGTTAACAATAGCAGTCCGATTATGACTAAGAGTCCACTTAATTCAAACGAATTAAAAAAAGAAAACTACCGCAATTTAAAAACTCAATGCTCTTATATCTTTGCGGACAAGGTTAACAATCACGTGGCTACCATCTCGGCCAAATTAAAAGAGGAGGATCGGGAGTATCTAATTGAAGAGCTTGGTCAAATTAGAAGAAAGATAACCGGGGATGATTCTACCCTACAGTTAATCGCTAAGGAGGAAATTAAGGAAAATCTTGGACGTTCACCTGATTTATCTGATTGTATGATGATGAGGGCTTATTTTGAATTGGACAAGCCAAAGAAGTTTAATTACGATCCATCGTTGGGATTTGGCGGAGTTAACTCTTACTATCCCGGTTTATGATATATTCTTTTATATGACAGATAACATAATCTCTTTAGACAAATTAGAGTATATTTTGAACGCTGACGCAAATGACGGTTGGGAGTTTCAGAAGAGACGACACGATGATTGGAAAGCAAATTACGAATTGAGCCGGGATAAGGTAATTGTAAACCGATTGACTCAACGCCAATCAGTAAATATCCCTCTAATGAAGCAGATAAATAAGACGATACTATCCAAGATAGATGACTTTGTTGACCTTGAATTTATCAACTTAGACAATGATAAGCAGAAAGAACTATTTTACAATCAATACTGGACTGATGTTGTTAAGGTTGAGAACCAACTAGAACTCAAGGACAAGGTAGACAAGAAGCAAGTAATTACCTTTGGCCGAACCTTTGAGAAATTAAATGTGATGAAAGGCAAACTAAAATTTCACGTTGTTGATCCAATTGATATGAGAGTAGATCGCTTTATTGATCCAACTAACATTGACTCCGCTAAATACTTAATCCAAGACAATATTTTTGAAACATTAGATGACCTCAAATCTAATCCAATGTATGATCAGGAAGTAGTCGCTCAAATGGAAGAGTTTTTTAAGTCCGAGCAAGGATTGATAATTGCTTCCGAAAATGCCGAGAAATTAAGAACTAAAAACGAAGCTATGAGTGAAATGGGAGATGATAATGTTGATAATCCGGCAATCGGACAAACATTAGTCCAACTCCAAGAGGGATTTATCAAAGTTTATAATCCAGAGATTGAAGAAGAAGAAATCATTTTTACCTTATCCGGAGCAATTATCCTTGATGGAGTTACGACTCGCAAGATTTTATTCTCTGATACCTTAAACAATGCCATTGGTGATACCGCAGACCACTTCTGGAGATACCATTATCCCTATGAGTCTTGGGGTGAAGATCTTGAAAACAGGGACTTTTGGTGTGATGGTATTGATGACGCCGTGAGAGTCCCAAATCAAATCGTCAATTCTTGGTTTAGCCAGACAGTTGAGAACCGAACAATGCGGAACTTTGGGATGAATTACTTTAATTCTTCTAACTCTGGAGAGGATGGAGCGTTTATCCCTCAAACCTTTGAACCTAAGGCTTGGGGTTGGTATCCAATTCCCGGCAATCCAAACGAACTTATAAAGAGTGTAGAAATACCACAACTTAACGGCAATCTTGAAGAAATTAACTTTGTTGTCCAGATCGCAGAAAAAGCAAGTGCGGCCACCGCAATTACTCAAGGTGTATCCGAACAGAAGAAAATTACTCTTGGTGAAGTTGAACTCTTGGCCGGTAATGCTCTTGATCGTATCCAGTCTATGTCCCTTTATTACCAACAGGCTTGGCTCAATCTTGGGAGAAAATATATAAAAATGATGGAAGCGATGGGTAATGATATTGAAGCCGTCAAATTATACAAACAAGGATACAAAGGTACGGTCTTTTCCAAAACCATCACTCCGAACAGTTGGAAATCCGCCTCCGGGTATTCCTGTAAAGTAATCAGCAAAAAGGATAAATCCGAACAAGACTTGGAGCAGATCAATAAACTCAATGCCGTCAAAGCATTTTTACCCACTAATCAGACCTTATCTAACATTATTAAAAAGAAATTATTGGACATTGGTGGACTAACACCGGACGAAACTAAGGAGATATTGGCCGAAGAAGAGAAAATGGTTCAAGTTATTCCCGGCACAGAGGGGATGATGGGAGCAACCGGCAATCCAGCGATGGGAGGGCAACCAGCCGCTACAATCCCCACCTTACCAGTTAATCCTCCGACTGTTTAATAGTTTATAATTTCAATACAATGAACAATATATTGGATAACATAGTAGAAAAACTAGGCGGTTACGATCAGTTAAATGCCGCCGAGAAAGAAACTTATAAGGAACATTTAAAGATTATTGAGGGTAAAACCGTTTCCTTTGACGACACTAAAAAGTTTGTCCGGACGATGATCACCGTAATTGAAAGGGATTTGGTAAATACCAAAGAAAACAGCGTAGAGTCAAGAGGACTCAAAGCAAGACTAAAGAACTTCCTTTTATTAGAACAGTTTATGTTTAGCCCGGAGAGGGCAAGGGAAGCGTTAGAAGTTTACTACAAAGAACAACTATGATCGCCAAAAAGACATTAGATCCGGATACATTAAAATATCTGGAAGAGTTATTAAATAAATCGTCAAAAGATCTGGACGCTGATGAGATAGCTTTCCTTATTGCCCGGAAAGAGTATTTAACCGAGAGAGAGATTGACTCCATCCCAAAGATTGAAGAGGTTGAATATGTTGTAAATAAAAAGAAGTTAGCAAAATACGGCGATGGAGCAGTTGACGCCGATGATGTTTTAGAACCTAAAAAGAAAGCAAAAAGAAAATATCTTAAATAATTATTTATTAAGCAAACCCCGAATAGGGACGCAAAATTATGACAGTAACAAACAAAACAAAACCAGTCGTAGATATAGACGAATTGGATAGATTGGCCGCCGAAGAAGAGGCCAAGGCAGACGAAATTATTGAAGAGTCCGAAGAGTCAGAAGAGTCCGAAGAAACTCCTAAAGCTCCTAAAACTCCCAAAGAACCAGAGAAAGCTCCGGTTGATTGGGAAGCTAAAGCCAAAGCCTCCGCTCAAGAAGCATTGATCTTAAAAGCTCAAATGGATAAGATTGAAGAGGAAAAGAATAAAAAGGTGGAAATTACCGAGGATTTTCTTAAAGAAAAGTATCCGGATTGGGAAGATATGACTCTTGGTGAACAAAAAGCCATTAAAAAGACCGAAGAATTGGCTCAAGAACTTCAAGAAATCAAAAATAATACCAACCAATTTAACAATGATCGTAAGTGGCAAGAAAAAGTAGAAACTTATATTACTGATGAAATGCCCGATATGTTTCCTAAAATTGTCGGTAGAGAAGAAGAGTTTAAGCGTTTTGCTACCAGACCAACAAGAAAAGGCCTACCTTTAGATGTTATCGCTCAATCATTTTTATATGAGTTTCCGGCAACAGAAAAGAAACGATCATTATTTCACGCTCCCGGTGGTGAAGCTCCTCAACCAAAAGAGGGGATGACTCCAGAGGAAGCCGCAGAACTGATGAGAACTAGACCGGGAGAATATGTCCGGTTGATCAGAGCCAAAAAACTAAACATCAAAATCTAACCCAAAAATAGGATTGGCACTTGACATTTAGAAAGAAGTATCAGATATTCTTTGTAGATACCAAACTCTTCTATGTAAGAACGGTAATAATTTATTATTAGTTTTTATATAGAAAAATATGGCAACATACGGTACGACTTTAGCCCAAGGCTTTAGTCAAAAAGTAATTTCCCTTTTCTTTGAGCAGTCTATTGCTATGGATATTAGCAACCAAGACTACGAGGGTGAAATCAAAGATAAGCTCTCCAAACTGAACATAATGACGTTTGGTGCTATTAGTCTTAAAAAATATGAGGGATCGGCTCTTGAAGCTGACAATGTCGTTGAAAATGTTGGTGTACTAGAAACTGACCAGCAAAAAGCATATTATTTTAAAATCCAATCTCTTCAAAGATTTCACTCTTGGATCAAAAATCCAGATGGTACTTTGATTGCTACCTTAGCAAAAACATTGGCTCAAGAAATTGACTCCTTTGTTCTAGGTTTTGGTGGTGATGTCGCCGCTGGTAATCGTGTCGGTACTGACGCTGATGACTCTACTACAATCACAATCACCGCAACAACTGGTGCTTTTGTGGTTGCCGGTGGAACTCCAGTCACTTCGGCTTGGGTTGGTAAAGGTATAAAAGCAGTCGGTCATACCAAGTGGTATCGGGTTAAATCTCAATCTTCAACAACCGAGGGTTTTATTGAAGATGACTCTGATGACTTAACTTCCGCATATACCGGTGGAGCAATCTCCGGTGGTACTTCTTATGTGGTTGAGTCCGCCGCTAAAGTTCAGGTCGCTTACAATACTTTCTATGGAAAGATCCTTGAACTTAAACAGAAACTTGATGAGGCTCAAATCCCCTCAAGTGATAGGTTCTTAATTCTTCCTCCAGTTCTAGCAAATCTTTTGCTTAAGACTAGCGAGTTAATTCCCGCCGTTCCTACCGCATACGAAGCTGTCCTCAAAGGCTTCATTGGTGAAGTGGCTGGTTTCAAAGTCTATATGAGCAATCAAGTTGCCGGAGACAATACAGATGGCTATCAAGTCCTTGCCATCCACAAGTCTTGGTTGACCTTTGCTATGGGTTGGACAGAAAGTGGAATAGAAGATCTTATCGGTGATTTCGGTAAAGCCTACAAAGGCTTGAACATTTACGGTGCTAAAGTCGTAGATGAAAGACGAAAAGCTGGTGCGATGGGATTGTTCTACGTTTAATCTTAGTTGATTGACAGGGGGGAGGTAAACCCTCCCCCTTAGTGAGTAAACTAATTATTTTTTACTAAATATAAAATATGGCTATCTTTGAGCTAAAATCAGATCTACCGTTAAAGACACAGGAAAAAATTGATTATTTGGAGGCGATTGACTCTGCCAAAAGGACAACTGCCCAAGCCTCTTTCCTAACTGCTTTGACTCCTTACTTAACCAATGCTGTCTTAAGTGTAGACGCTTCTGGAAACATTGTAGCCGCTTCCGGCTTAACTGTCCCTACTGGATACTCCGGATTTGCTAAAAATGCTACCTTTGTTAAAACTGACGCTTCTACCAATGGACTTTATACCAACACCGGGACGACTTCGGTTGCCGCTTGGGATCTAG